ATGCAGGTACAATTTTAAAGTTAGGTGCTAATGTTGCAAACTTTTTAAGGCTTAATGAAGACTTAACCATATCATCAATTCTCATTTGGTCATATATTTGCATACCCTTTCTTGATACCAATGTATCAGGGTTATATGGTATAATGCCATTCTTGTAAGCTAGTTTAGATTCTGAACTAGCTAATTCGCCTAATCTTACTTTAGTCGGTTGTTCTTTTTGAAATATTTTCGTAATCTTGTCAAGTAAAGCCATTTCAATATAGTTTATTTGATATCGTATATAAAGTAAAGGTTAAAAAGGCATATTAGCAGATATTCTATCACCAAAAACATCTACTGGGCTCATCGCCGCATCTCCTTCTATTGGCATTTCGCAAACTGCATACCTCAAGGCATCTACAGGGTGGTCAAATCCATTAGTATCATAAGTCTCAATGTTCTTCTTGTCTACTTGTATTTGGCTCATTGCTTTAAAAGTATATGGGCAATCTTCTGTAAATATTAGTGTTGGTTTACCTGTATGTTGTAAATTTGCTAATCTCATGTGTAATTGTTGTGTTCCGTAAATTCTATCATTATTTGCTCTATGCATTACTAAACCTTCTGATTCAAATATCTCTGCTATTGATTCACCTTGATTGTGCCTATTCCACATTGATACATCTGATGGACAATGTGAAGCATAAAAACCATTAGCTTTTTCTATATCTTTTATGTTTTTAGCTACTTCGTTTGCAGGCATTTGTAACCCTTTATTGCTACCATCTACTGTTCCAACATATTCTTTGAAACAAATTAATTCTTTTTCTCCAGTATAAGCTAACCAAACTGTAGCGAATGGTGCAGAGAATCCATAGTCAAAACCTCTAATTATAATGTCATTCTCTGAAGGCTTATAAGAAGATATTAAATGTTGTTGTACCGACATCTCGGGAAAACATGTTCCTTCTATTTTCGACCAATCACCATATCTAAGAGCAGCATAAATTTTATCACCTTGCATTTTAAGTCTTTGCTCATACATTTTATCATTTTGTTGCAAATGTGGGTTGTCATCTAAAGTAGCAGGTATAAACAATCTTTTTAAACCTGTGTTAGGCTCTTGATAAATATTATAAGCACCTGGCTCTACAAATCTTTTACGAACCCAGTCTACATATTTACCTACTGGAGTGCCTGTGCATCTTACTCTAGGAATAAGTTTTGGATTAGTGGAACGACACCTAGAATGTAGATACAAATACTGTTCTTCTTCAAAAGATGTTATTTCATCAAAGAAAACTCCTGCACTATACTCTTGTCCATCATGCTGAAACTTGTCATTTACTGTTTCCATGTGAGAGAAAAAGATTTTGCCACCACTAGGAAATTGCCAAAACGATTGATGTTGATTCCATTTAGCTCCTAGCTTTTTATATATTTGTTGTGAGTAATCAATAAGCTGTCTTAACTCTCTAGTTGTTCTACGAAATACGACTGCTTTTGCATCTTCGTACATCATTTGTCTACAGGCATCTATTAGCAATACAGATGATTTACCGCTACCTGCACCACCTAAGTATGCAACTTCAAATATTGCACCCGCTTTTAAGAACTCTAATTGCTTTGGTGTTGGTTTCCAAATTATATTAGTGTTCTGTTGTTTCTTCTCTGATTTCTTCGATTGTTGGCTCATGTGCTGTCATTTCGGGAACTTCTACAATACTGTCTATTGTATGTTTGCTCTCTATTTCTTGTTTTATTACATAGCCCTTATCTTTGGCTTGAGTTTCTAAATAAAATCTGATACTAGGATAATGTTTTTCGTTTATAAGCTCTAGTAATTTTGATTCTGCAAAGTCTATTACCTCATCTCTTGCTTCATCTAATTTTTTTTGCAAATTAGGATGTCTTTCTAGTCTTGCATAAAAAGCTTGTCTTGATATACCCGCAGCTTTACAAATTCTAGTAACAAATCCTTTGTATTCTGTTATTAATTGTTCTAGCTTGGTGTTCGATATACGATAACCCATATTATAAATATGAGTGTTTATATTTTTGTGTCAAGTTGTTTTACGAATATAGGCTCATCTTTTTTAATTATTTGGTCATATCCTGCATGATACATGATGTTTACAAGCCTATGATTTGGAACAGATTGGTTAGATAAATTAATGTGCCTTCGTATTCTTTTAAGCTCAGAAGCTTTAATTGTATCAAACTTGTCTAAAAATTTCATCAGTTTTTCTTTGTTTTTGTCTTTTAAACTTTCAAACATGTTTTTCTTTGTCAGTTGTTGTGTAAAAATTGCACGAAGTCTTTTACAATAATTTTCAACGGAAAAGGTTTTAGCTCTTTGACTATTGTGCTCTCCCCATCCAATTGCAAGATTAGGATTTTCTAACATTCTTCTAACCAAGTTTAGTTGCTCATCTTTGTCTCTAAACAGTTGTTCATTACCAGAACCAAGAAGCTCTGGCATTGTAGTTGCCTCAGGAACGATTGTAGCTAATCCTTGCATCATACTTTCAAAGATAGATATGCAAAAAGTTTCGTATTGCGAATTAAAAGTATTAGCATGACATTTGCTTAAAACATCATAGTATTGTTTTTGAGTTTTACATTCATATATTTTTGTATAAGGTTTTTTGTTTACAGTAACAAGATTGCTTGTACCAACAGGACATACTGCAACATCAAAGTCGTAATCTTTGTATAAATCATCAAACATATCAAAAGTTACTTCCCAGTTTTTATAGGCTTGTAACCTATGATTGTAAACAAAAGTAAACTTATCAAACTTTTTGTTTTTAATTACATCTTCAGGGTTATATAATCCAAACGGAACTACTGTTCCTTTTATTTTGTCTGTAAAGTCAGGCATATACTTTTTAACATTATCTTCGACCATCCACATTGTGTATTTAGAATTAAATATGTTTTCATCTGCTAAGACATCACCAAGTATTTGCCAGTAAACATATTGCATTTGACCCTCTAAAGTATAAGGCAACGAATCATGGTAAATATAATGATGTTGATTGACAACACTTATGTTGCTTTGAAAATGAGTATCGATACATTTTAGCTGACCTGTTACTTCTGGTATTTGATTATATACAATCGCTATGTTGTATTTTTCAATAACATCTTTATACCACTCACCATCGAATGTAATGTTGTTTATTTTTTTAGCTAAAGGTATTTTGTAAGGAATTCTTTCTACTTTAGGGTTATCGAAAAAACCATCTTCAAAATACTTAAAATGTTTGATAGGAAAAGGGATAATAAAATAAGTATCAGGATATAGTTTAGTATAGTTTTCAACAACTTTTTTGATGTGCACATAGTTAGAATCTTTATTTAGATGCTCTACGGACCACATTGGATTTACGAGTATTACCACTGGTTTTTTTCCTCGTTGTCTTTGATTTATCTTTTTCTATGAGCTGATTAAGTTTATCTTCAATGCTTAATAACAATGCATAAAACTTTTGTTCTGTTGCATTCATTTTACTTTCTCCAACAAGTAATCAATAATTTGGTCATCGGTGTCAAAACCATATTCGTATTTAATATTTTGTATTTTGTCAAAATGTTTTCTGTATTTACTAGGATTAGAATACAAGAAAATTAATTTTTTTTGTTGGTCGGTTGCTTCATGACCAACATCTAAAACATCTTCTTTTATTGCTTCAACAACATCGCTATCTTCACTAAATTCAAAATCCCATTCTTCCATAGGTAGCTCTTCTACTGCCATTTCTAAAAGAAACTTATCCCATGTAGCTTCTTCTGATAATTTGTTATCTACTATTCTGTATTCGTTAGCTAGTTTTTCTGGCAAGTCTACTTTTACTACTGGAACTTCTTCCATGTTTAAATGTTTTGCTGCTTTCCATCTTGTATGTCCAGCAATAATAACATTGTTTTTATCAACAATAATTGGTGAATTAAAACCAAACTTTTCTATGCTTTTTGCAACTTTTTCAACAGGTTGATTTTTTCTTGGATTACCTGCATAAGGTTGAATATCAGTCGTTTTTGTCTTGATAATTTTGGTCATCTAATATACCTCTCTGCATCAAAAAATTTATAAAGTAATAGTATGCTTCTTGCCACAAATCTATTTTGTATTTTTCTTGAAATCTGTTTATTCCTATTTGATGTAACTCGGTGTGCATATCTCTACTTAATGGTACACAAGTGAAGTGCCTGGCATTAGGCTTTTGTCTGTTTGCACCCATGCCTATAGCATGTAGATGATGTGGGTCTGCTACATGATTGCCAGATACACAACACTGTTTGTTTCTTATAAAATCTACATAGTCTAATGAATGTTCTTCTATAAACTTATTGTTCATTTCAAATCCTCTATTCCAAGTCTTTCCTGCGATAAGTCACCCCACATATTTGACACTTTTCCAAAATGACTTTTGGACTTGTGCAATCACTAGGATTAATACATTTATCATCTGGAGTTTGTCCTTTTAATTCTTTAATGTTGTTATCAAAATCAAACCTACTTGCAGTACTAGCCATCTCTAAAACTTTTGGTTTAATTTCTGGATTTAATTTTACTACTGGCAATAATCTAACCAGTCTTTCATAAGTTAAGCTTTCTGCAAGTTTTGGATTAGCTTGAATATAGTTCGCAAATTCAGCATATATTTCCATATCTTGTCTTGCTGTTTCTCTTGCAATTCCAATGTTGTCTAAAAATTCTACCCATGTATGAACCCAACCATCATAACCTTGATAAACTTTATCGTGTTTTATTTTTGCTAGATACATGCCTCTTTCTAATCTACCTTTGAGTATTGCAAGGTTTATGTTGTTAAGTCTTTCTAGCATAGGTGCTAATTTTGCATAATTGTTTTCTTGTAGTTCAGTATTACTCGCTACTACTTGTGTCATAAATATCTCCAGATAAATTGTATTTAGTTAAAATTTGAGTTTCTTTGTTTTCGTATTTATCCATTAGCTCTAATAGCTTGTTAA